GGACCGAGTCCGCGTCCGGCCCCGCGGCCGTCGCGCGCTTCGCCGCCAGCGTCCGCACCGACCACCTGACCCGCTGCCCGGCCCTCGCCGCGCAGCGCACCACCTGAGGAGACCACCGCGTGATCAGCATCCCCGCCGACACCCTGCACCACATGCTCACCCAGGTCACCCCGCACATGGCCGCCGAGGGCAGCGGCCTGGCCGCCATCGAGTGCGTGCACCTGGAGGGCGCCGACGGATACCTCCACGCCGTCGCCACCGACCGCTACACCCTCGCCGTCGCCCGGCGCGCCGCCTCCACCAGCGCGCCGTGGGCGGCCGACGTGGCCGCCGCCGACGTGCCCACCCTCACCACCTGGCTCGCCGCCACCCCCGGCATCGTCGCCGTCGGCGACGACGACGAGGACCACCTCGCGCTGACCGCCGGGGCGCGCACCCTGCACCTCCCCGCCGCCGTGCCGCCCGTCGGCCGGTTCCCCGACTGGCAGCGCCACGTCGTCCAGGCGCTCCGCGCCGACCCGGAGCCCGGCAGCACGCCCGGCTGGACCACCACGTACCTGGCCCGCTGGCAGCACGCCGCGCCCGTCCTGGCCGCCTGGCACCCGGGCCCCGGCTCGCCCCTCGTCCTCGCCGACGAGGACGGGGAGTTCCTCGGGCTCCAGATGCCGTGCCGGCTCGGCGCCGAGGCCCGCGACCGCATCATCGACGGCTGGCTCGCGCACCTCACCCCGACCGCCACCCACTACGGCCGCACCTACGACCTCACCCGCACCTGGCGCGACCGCGACGGCGACCCGTGGACCTGGACCGGCCGCGCCCGGCACGGCGAGCCCCTGATGCGCCTCGGCGGCATCGACGGCGACGACCAGCCGCTGCCCGACGTGATCCGCGACCACGGGCCGCTCACCGCCAGCCCCAAGGAGACCTGCTGATGGCCTACATCGCCCACATGTGCGCCTGCGGGCACACCGACTACCACCACGCCGAGCCCGAGCAGTGCCGTGCCCGCGCCGGAGCCCCCTGCGGCCGGCCCTGCGGCCCCGGCGAGCCCCAGCTGCGCCCCACCTTCGACCACCGCGGCCGGCCGATCGCCCGGATCGTGCCGCCCAGCCGCGGCCTCGGGCTCAAGGGCCACCACCCGCAGGGCGCCACGTGCTCGTGCGGCGACTGCCAGGCCCTCTACCAGCAGCTGACCGCCGGATAGCCGCCTACCCGTCCGGGCGCCGCTGACCGCACGCGGCGCCCGGACGCACCACCCCGTGTACCGCCCCGTGTACCGCGCTTTCTCCGGTTGGGACGACTTCAGCGGCGTCCAGCGCCGCCCGGCGCCCCAGCCGCACCTCCAGGAGCACCATGAGCAGCACCGACCGCATCCAGACCGTGCGCAACGCGTGGATCAACGCGCTGCGGGCCGAAGTGCTGCGCGTCGGCCGGTCCATCCCCGAGCTGCCCCGCGTCGTCGCGGTGGGGCAGTGGATCGCCTCGTACGCCGACGCAGACGGCGGGGGCGCCTTCCCCGGCCGGGACACCCTCGCGACACTGACCGGGCAGGCCCCGGAGACCGTGACGCGGGCGGTGAAGGTGCTCATCGCGGCCGGGGTCCTGGAGCGCAAGCGGCGCCCGAACGCGTCCGCCGTGTACCAGCTCCTCATCCCCACCGCGCGCCCGGACTGGGCCGCGCACATGGCGCTGTTCACCGACACGCGGCAGCGCCGGGCGTACGCCGCGAAGAAGCGCCGCGAAGCGGCGACCGAGCAGCCCCGGGCAGCGTCAACGGACGCGGTCCGGACAGCGTCCGTCTCGGGTGTTCCGGACAGCGTCCATGGACACCTTCCGGACGGGTCGGACAGCGTCCATGGACGCCCCCGGACAGCGTCCATGGACACCTTCCGGACAGCGTCCACTGCATACGCCTACCAGTACACCCCTACCTCCGGTAGGGACCCAGAGACAGACCAGGAGACGGCTGAGCCCTCACCTCAGCCACAGACCGGGGACACCGCGCCGCCGCGAACCGATGATCCTTCCCCCACCACCGCACCGCCCCCCGGCGAACCCGCCACCGAGCCCAGCCTCGACCGGCCACCCGCGCGCATCGCCAGCACGCCCGCAGCCTGCCCCCGCTGCCACCACCCCATGATCCCCAGACCCGGCCGCACCCACTGCGGCGCCTGTACCCGCGCCGCCTGACCAACCACCCGCCACGCCAACCGGAGGCCGCCACCATGCTCACCACCCTCATCGCCGTACTCGGCACCCTCGCCGGCAGCCTCGGCGCCCTCGCCCTCCAGCAGCGCGCCACCACCCGCGCCGAACGCCGAACCGCCCTGCACACCACGGGGGCCCGGTTCCTGGCCGCCCTCACCGGCTACCGCGCAGCCCTCTACGCCCTCTGGCGCGCCCGAGAAGACGAGGCCCCCACCGAGGAGGTCGCCGCCCGCACCGCCGACGTACGCCAAGCCCGCGCCACCCTCACCGCCGCCCGCGACTCGCTGCTGCTCCTCGCGGTGCACGACGCGGCCCTCACCACCACCGTCCACGCCGCGGTCGACGCCGCCTACCACCTCGGCGACGACATCGAGCAGGACCACATCACCACCGGGCGCCCCGCGGCCCTCGCCGCCCACGACGGCGCGCTCGCCGCCCTCGCCCACACCATCCGCACCACCTGAGGAGCTGACCCGATGACCACCACCCCGCTGCCGGAGCACCGCCCGATGACGATCCTGTCCGGCCCCGCCCTCTGCATCGCCCGCGAGTGCGACGAGGAGCCCGACGGCTCCGACCGCTGCCCGCACATCCGCGAGGAGACCGTCTGCACCTGCTCCAGCGAGCTCGAGGTCGACGGCCGCTTCACCGACGTGACCCCGTGGCCCCACACCGGGGAGCCGACCCGATGACCGAGCCCACCACCACGCCGCCCGAGCCCGCCGCCGCCCATCCGGTTCCGGCGCAGCCCGCGCCCGGGACGGCCGCCGAGCGCCGCGAGCGGTACGCCGCCGCGATCGAGCCGAACATGACCTGCGCGCTCTACGAGCCGGCCGAGGCGGGGCCGTACCCGGAGCACCCCGGCTGGCCGGAGAGCTGCCTCGCCGACCCGCACCACGACCTCACCGCCGGGCTCCGCACCGGCTGCCCGCAGTGGGAGCCGCCGCCCCAGCAGCCCCACGAGGACGGCCACACGCCCGCCTGACGGGCCCGGAGCGCCCCGGTGGACCACCAGCCACCGGGGCGCCCGCAAGGCGCCACACGCCCGCACAAGCGACCGCACGCCGAACACCAGCACGACGGAGCCACCCATGCCGCACGACCCCGCCGCCGACCTCGCCATGATCCGCGCCCTCTGGCCCGTCCTCCACGCCGCCACCACCACCCGCCAGCACACCACCTGGCCACCGACGATGGGCATCGCCGCACACGTCCGCGACCTCAACGAGCGCGACGCCGCCACCGAGACCCGCGCCGCCGAACGCTCCCCCGACCAGATCGGCGCCAGCCCCGCACCCGTCCGCCTCGCCATCCTCGACACCATCCGGCAGGTCACCGCCGACCTCGTGCACGTCGCGGACGTGATCGCCGCCGAGACGCAGCGCCCCCCGATCAGCCGCGCCCCGCGCACCGCCGGATGGACCGGCTGGGAGATCGAGCAGCGCGACCGCCTCGCCGCCGCCGACCGCACCGACCACCGCCGCTGGCCCTGGCCCGGACGCACCACCGGCGCCGACGACACCCGCAGCGGCACCGCACACCCCATCCCCGCCGGTGCCGACCCGCTCCGCCGCGACACCCCCAGCGCCTGCCGCTGGCTCGCCGGCCGCCTCGGCGACGCGCCCGGCCCGTTCGTGCCCCTCACCACCCGGCAGCGCAGCCTCATCGCCACCACCGCCGCAGCCGCCCTCGCCGCTGTCGAGCACGCCCTCGAACTCACCACCCGGCGCGCCCCGCTCGCGCGCCCCTGCCCGCTCTGCGGCGCCGTCCTGACGCTGGCCACCGGCGACGGCGACCCCCCCACCGTCACCTGCACCGGCACCACCTGCCGACGCCGCTGGAGCCTCGCACCCGACGCCGCTTGATCACCGGCCACCCGACCCGTACCATCAGCCCCAAGTCCGGCGTGCCCGGACACAGACGCACTCGCAGCCCCGGTCCTCACCCGCCGGGGCTGCGGCATGTCACAGGACCGCAACAGGGACGCACAACACCCACACACAGCGCGCGCGGCGCTGCCACCCTGACGGCATGACCACCATCAAAACCCGCCGAAAGATGGGCTGGGTCAGCATGGCGTTCCACACCACCATGCTGATCTGCACCTGCGGCCTGTGGACCCCGATCTGGCTCGCCGCCCGCCGACGCCGCGTCACCATCACCCACATCCCCACCGGCTACCAGGGACCGATCCCCGGCCAGCCCTACGCACCACCGCCGCCGCAGCCGTACGGACCGCCCCAGCAACACCCCGCGCCGCCCCCGCAGCGCACCACCTGGGGCACCAACTGGCAGCCACCCACCCGCTGACACCGCCCGGGAGGTGACCATGGCCACCTCCCGGCCCGTCACCGACCACGACCGGCAAGAGGTCGCACGCCTCCACGCCGAGGGCCACGGCCGCAACGAGATCGCCCGCCGACTCCAGCGCAGCCCCCGCACCGTGTCCGTCCTCGCCGCCGAGCTCGGGCTCACCTTCGACCGGACCGCCACCGAGGCCGCCACCGCCGCCCGCATCGCCGACCTCGCCGAACGCCGCGCCATCCTCGCCGAAGCCCTCCAGGGCGACGCCGAGCGGCTCACCGAGCAACTGTGGGAACCGCACAAGGTGTTCGCCTTCGGCGGCAAGGACAACACCTTCAACTCGCGCGATCTCCCCGAACCACCCGCCGACGCCAAGCGCGCCCTCACCGCCGCCGCCGGCACCCTCATCGACCGCAGCCTCAAGCTCGTCCCTCCCACCGACACCAGCGCAGAGACGGCCGCGCGGAGCCTCCTCGGCGCCCTCGCCGACGGCATCAACCGCATCGCCGCCGCCGAGCCCGAGGAGCTGGCCGAGGAGGGCTGAGCCGTGCTCGACACGCTCCCGCTCTCCCGCCAGCAGCTCCGCTCCATCGCCGAGTCCTCCGGCCGGCGCCTGTCGATCTGGTCCGGCGCCGTCCGCTCCGGCAAGACCATCGCGAGCTTGATCGCGTTCCTGATCGCGCTCGCCGCCGCGCCGCCGACCGGCCTGGTCCTGATCGTCGGTCGGACGCTCCAGACCATCGAACGGAACATCCTCGACCCGCTCCAGGAGCCCGGCTTGTTCGGGCCGATCGCGGGGCTCGTCCACCACACCCGCGGCTCGACTACCGCCGTGATCCTCGGGCGCACCGTCCACCTGATCGGCGCCTCCGACGCCCGCGCCGAGGGCCGCATCCGCGGCGCGACCGTGCACCTCGCCTACGTGGACGAGGCGACCCTGCTACCCGAGGGCTTCTGGAACCAGCTCCTCGCGCGGCTCTCCACCCGCGGCGCCCGGCTGCTGGCCACCACCAACCCTGACGGCCCCTCGCACTGGCTCCGGAAGAAGTTCTTCCTCCGACAGGGCGAGCTGGACCTCGGCACCTGGCACTTCACCCTCGACGACAACCCCAGCCTCGACCCGCGGTACGTCGCCGCGCTCAAGGCGGAGTACGTCGGCCTGTGGTACCGCCGCTTCATCCTCGGCGAGTGGTGCCTCGCCGAGGGCGTCGTCTACGACGCCTGGGACACCACCCGGCACGTCGTCACCGAGCTGGCCCCCATCGCCCGTTGGCTCGCGGTCGGCATCGACTACGGCACCGTGAACCCCTTCGCGGCCGTCGCCCTCGGCATCGGCACGGACTACCGGCTGTACGCCGCCCGGGAGTGGCGGCACGAGTCGCGCACCACCCGCGTGCAGATGACGGACGCCGAGTACAGCCGCGAAGTCCGGGCGTGGATGGCCCGCGAGAGCATCGCCCCGGAGTGGACCGTCGTGGACCCGTCCGCCGCGTCGATGATCGAGCAGCTGCACCGCGACGGCATCACCCCGGCACCGGCCGACAACGCCGTGTTGGACGGCATCCGGACGGTCAGCTCCCTGCTGGGCGCGGACCGGCTGCGCGTGCACTCCAGCTGCACCGGGCTGATCGGCGAGTTCGGCGTCTACGCCTGGGACGAGAAGGCCGCCGAACGCGGCGAGGACAAGCCCATCAAGGCCGAAGACCACAGCTTGGATGCGCTGCGGTACGCGGTGCGGACCACTGAGAGCCTGTGGCGCCCCTACATCCCCACCCGGCTGACGACGGCCGCCTGACGACCTGCTGGAGGTGGACGGTGCCGCTGCCCACCACCGACCAGACGTGGCCCCCGCTCGATCCGCGCGTCCTCGGGGCGTTCGCGGACTGGGATGCCTGGTACTCCGGCGACCCGGACCGGCTGCACGAGCGGTACCGCGAGCGCGCGGTCCGCGAACGCCCCGAGGACCGGCCGGCGCAGTACCGCGGCGGCGTCTGGGGCCGAATGGCCCGCTGGTTCTGGGGGCAGCCCACACCGCCCGGACAGAAGCGCGCGCGGCTGCACATGCCGCTCGCCGGAGATATCGCACGCACCAGCTCAGACCTGCTGTTCTCCGAGCCGCCGCGGCTCGTCTCCCCGTCCGCCGACGCGGCGACGCAGGCCCGGCTGGACGAGCTGATGGACGGCCCGCTGCGCCCGACGCTGCTGGAATCCGGGGAGTTGTGCTCGGCGCTCGGCGGCATCGTCCTGACCAATGTGTGGGATACGACGGTCGCCGACCGGCCGTGGATCGCCTCGCACCCCGCCGACCGCGCCGTGCCCGAGTGGCGCGCCGGTCACCTCGCCGCCGTCACCCTGTGGACCGTCGTGCAGCAGGACGGCCGCACCGTGTGGCGGCACCTGGAACGGCACGAGCCGGGCGTCATCCTCCACGGCCTCTACCAGGGCACGCCGGGGCAGCTCGGGAAGGCCGTGCCGCTCAACGCCGTACCCGCGACCGCCAGCTACCAGCCCTCGGTGGCCACCGGCCTGCCGGGGCTCACCGCGTCATACATCCCGAACGTCAGGCCGTCGCGGGGCTGGCGGCACGTGCCCGGCGCCGACTGCCTCGGGCAGTCCGACTTCCAGGGGATCGAGGCCGTGTTCGACGCGCTCGATGAGACGTACACCTCGTGGATGCGGGACCTGCGCCTCGGCAAGGGCCGCGTGATCGTGCCCGCCTCGATGCTCGACAGCAACGGGCTTGGCCAGGGCGCGAGTTGGGACGAGGACCGCGAGGCGTACAGCCCGCTGAACATGCTCCAGCGCCCCAGCGACAGCGGAAAGCTCGATGTCGTCCAGTTCGCGATCCGGGTCACCGACCACCGCGACACCGCCGCCGAACTGATGGAACGCGCCGTCACCCTCGCCGGATACTCGGGCGGCACCTTCGGCCTCCAGTCGGGCGGGCAGGCCCTCACCGCTACGGAAATCCGCGCCCGCAACGCCCGGAGCCTGACGACCCGCGCCCGGAAAACCCTGTACTGGACGCCCGGCCTCGCCGACCGCCTCGCCGCCCAGCTCCAGCTCGAACAGCAGCTCTTCGGCGTTGCTGGCCTCACCGTGGAGCCGCCCCGCATCGAGTGGCGCGACAGCATCGCCGACGCCCCCGCCGAACTCGCACAGACCGCATCACTGCTGCGCACCGCCGAAGCCGCCTCCACCGACACCCTCGTCCGCCTCATCCACCCCGACTGGGACGACCCCCAGGTGGACGCCGAGGTCGCTCGCATCCATGCCGAGCCCGGCCGCGCCCCGCTACCCGACCCAGCCGCGCTCGGCGCGGGCGGCAACGGCCTCGACATCGGCAACGGCGCCGGTTGATGCCCGCCTCCCCGGCCGACGCCGCCGACCTCGCCGCAGCCATCGGCGCCATCTACGACGACGCCGAGCAGGCACTCCTCGCGATCGTGGCCCGCGCCCTGGACGGGGACGCGGACGCGCCCGGCTGGGCGAGGCAGAAGCTCGCCGCCGTCCACGACGTGCAACGCGCCGTCGCGCAGGTGGTGGCGGCACTCCGGCACGACGCGTCCGGGGCGGTCAGCCGGGCGGTGCGCACCGCGTACGAGCGCGGCACCGCCTCCGCTGTCGCCGACCTCGGCGCACTCCCCGAGGGGATCAGGGCGTTCGTCGGCCGGGTGCTCCCTCAGGCGCACGCGATCGACCGGCTCGCCCATGCGGCGGTCGCCGAACACGAGCCCGTCTGGGCCCGCATCCTGCGGGCACCCGTGGACGCCTACCGGCGGATCATCGCCCGCGTCACCGGCTCCGTCCTCACCGGCGCGCTCACCCGCAGGCAGGTCGCGCAGCGCGCCCTCGATCAGTTCGCCGCCGCCGGGATCAGCGGCTTCACCGACCGGGCCGGGCGGCGCTGGCAGCTCGCGAGCTACGCCGAGATGGCCGTGCGCACCGCCGCCGGGCGCGCCGCGATCCAGGGCCACACCGACCGCCTCGCCGCGGCCGGGCAGCAGCTTGTCGTCGTCTCGGACGCCCCGCTGGAGTGCCCGCTCTGTCGGCCGTGGGAAGGCCGGGTGCTCGCTCTCTCGGGCGCGCCGGGGCCGCGTGAGGTCGCCGTGCAGCATGCGACCCGCGATGGGGAGACCGTCCGCGTGCACGTGGCCGGGACGCTGCCGGAGGCGCGCGCGGCAGGGCTGCTGCATCCGAACTGCCGCCACAACGTGGGTATCTATCTGCCGGGGATCACCCGGCGGCCGCAGTCTCCCCCGCACCCTCAGGGCGCGACCTACGAGGACACCCAGCGGCAGCGGTACTACGAGCGCCAGGTGCGCGCGTGGAAACGCCGCCAGGCCGTCGCCCTCGATGAGGCCGCGCGGCGCCGGGCCGGGCGGCAGGTCCGCGCCTACCAGGTCCGCATCCGCGACCTGACCCGCAACAGGGGCCTGCC